AAATTCTTTGGGCAGATGGAACTTCTGCTGATGAAGATAGAGCCGATAGACCGATAGACCTGTTATCAAATGGTTATAAAGTAAGGGCAGTTTCAACTGAAACAAATTGTAATACAAGTGGTGGAACTTATATTTATATGGTATTTGCTGAACATCCATTTGTAGGTGATGGAACTAATCCAGTTACTGCTAGATAATTTTTTATGATTATGGTATAAGGAGATATTATGTGGGCATTAGTAAAAGCAAGTCAAGTTATAGAAATAATAGGAAGTCCTAAATCAATTACTGTAGGAGAAGTTAGGCATCCTAAAGATATATTTACGCATTGGAGTTCTAGTGATCTTAAAGCTATTGGAGTATATGAGTTTATATCTGGATCAACACCAGATGATAAGTTTGAAACTGCAACAACTACATCTTATAAAGTAGATGATTCTAAAGGTACAGTTACAGAAACTATTAATAAAAAAGATAAAGATTTAGATGATCTAAAAAAAACATATACAGCACAAATACAAAAACAAGCGACTGCTTTATTAACACCTACAGATTGGATGATTGTTAGAAAAGCTGAAGTATCTAGTAAATCTATTGCAAGTGATGTTACGACTTTTAGGGCATCTGTTAGAACTAAATCAGATGAGATTGTTACAGCTATTAGTAATTGTGATACTCTTGATAAGCTAAAAGCATTGTTTGTTACAGAATATAATGAAGATAAATCAGTTAAGACCAAAGCAACAATGGACACATTACCAGATGATGAAGATATAAAAGGATATAAAAGATGATGGCAACAAAAGATATAATTATTTTGTCAAAATATTTCATGATAAAAATTCCTGCTGAAACAAAAAGAGTTAATGATCTATCTGAAAACAGATGGGGATATAAAAAAAATGGACACTAGAACTCTGCAAGATGTGGCAGCAGAACTTGAAGCTCATGAAAGGGAATGTGCTGTGTATAGAGATATGACAAAAACATCTTTAGATAAGCTCGAGGGTAGAATAAAAAGACTAGAACTATTAATCATGGCTTCAACTGCTTCCATTTTAGGATTAATGTTTGCTATATTTGCAAAAGCATTATGAAAGTAATTTATGTTAATAGATCCAATTACAGCATTTGCAGCTACTAAATCTGCAATATCTATAATTCAACAAGGAATAAAAGTTGGTAAAGATTTAACCGATTTGGCTAGTCCTGTATTAAAATGGGCAAATGCTGAATCACATATAGATATACATTCTAATAATAAAGGAAAAAGTATGTTTGGTAAATTTAGTAGTATTGAACAAAATGCCATTGCTGCACATTTACGCAAAATGGAAATAAAAAAAATGAAAGATGAATTGCGTGAAATCTTTTTGCTTTATGCACCTAATGGATTGAAACAATGGGAAATGCTCCAAGAAGAAATTGCTCATCAAAGAAAATTGCATAAAGAAGCATTGCAAAGACAAATAAAAGAAAAAAAGAAAAGAAGGGATATGCTTATTGCAATAGGAATAAGTATAATTGCAGTTAGTGTAATAGTAATGGAGTTTAATTATTTGTTAAACTAATTGTTTATTCCAGTTTCCATTATTATTTAAAATCATAGGTAAAAGTCTTGGGATTCCGTTAATTATAATACCACAACCTAAAATAAATCGTGTTTTAAAATTCTTTGCATAACTAAAAGCCATACTTTTTTGATTAATTAAACAACCTACATTCATTCCAAAGAAAAGATTATCAGGATTTGCCCACCATTGAATTGTAAATTTTGTATGATAATGTCCTTGAACTGCCGACATACCCATAGTTTGTGATACTTTCAAGACATCTGCTGCCCTGCCATGTGTAAAAAAACATCTTTGTCCGTTTGACATTGGTAATGTTAAATCATCAACCCATTTCCATTTCTTTGTTCCTAAAAAATCCCCATAGTCTTTTAAAAACTGTCGGCTCATTCCATATTTTAAAGCTCGTCTATATACTAAACTTGAATGGTTGGAATCAACTTCTATTACTTCAGGGAAAATATTTTCTAATTCAGCAACATATTCTTTTGCTACTTTTAATTCCTGTCCGGGTGAATATAAATCAGGATCGTGTGTGTGCATATTAATTGCGTGGAAGTCTAACATATCACCTATGTTAACTACAAAGTCAGGTTTATATTCTTTTTTAATTGCTTTGAGAAAACTAAAACTATCCTTGTGATGATAAGGAATATGTAAATCACTAATTACTAAAATCTTTTTGTGCATTATATTACCAAGTTATCCACAGGGTAAAAGTAGCACATTTAAGGCATTATGCAAGGGATTTCATAATGTCAGCAAGGGATTCAGCTCGTTGTGGAGTTTGTTTTGCCCATTTAGAATCTAACATTTGTGCAGATGCTTCGGCATAATCTTGGTTTTCTAATGCTGCCCACATTTTTTTAAATTTACTTACACCTGTTTTACCTAATTGAAATACCATTTCCAATATAATTTCGTTTGCATCTTTTTCCAAAATAAGATCGCCTATTAATTCTTCTGCTTGTTTTGTAGCTTCCATAAAGTCTATTTCAAAAACATCATTAAGATATGCTAAATCATAAACCTCACTATCTTTCCAATTTTCATCAACTGTGCAAAGATGACCATATCCAACTGTTCTTTTTCCAAGAGTATCTTTATAAACAGTATTGCAAAAACCTTCGTGAGTTTTTATGCGTTCTTTACATTCTTCTAAATTGTAAAACATTATTTTCTAAATTGTGCTATGCTTTTAAGTCCAAATGATCCTGCAATACTCGCTAAAATTCCGTATGAGATCCAATCAGGACAATCATTTTTAAGAAAAACAAATCCTTGTTTCATAAAAGGTTGAAGTGCAGGTATAAAGGATGCCAAAATTATAGCAATAAATGTTAGTGTCCATGCTTCGTCTTTCCACGAATTATCACTAGCTGACATAGCTGCTTCATCCCAGTTTCCATCTTTTTCAATTTTAGTTTTAGTTGCTTGGAGTTTGGTAAGCTCTACTTCTGTTTTAAGTCTAGCTTTTTCCTGTTTTCCTTTTATATAAGTACCTACAAGGTTAGCAACAGGTCCTATTATTGCTTGAAACATAAAAAACCTTCGTTTCGTAAATTACTTACCAGACATTCCATAATATAAGGAGCAATAAACTAATTTCCACCCAATTATAAATAGTCCAAGTAGTTGTAATTTCATCAATATAATCTTTTATTTTATCCCACATATATGGTAAGTTAAGAGAAAACTAAAAGAAAAACAAGTAAATTTAAGTTAATATGCCTAAAAAACAAAAAGTAGAAATTTTATTTAGAACAAAGACTAGAAGAAGGACTAAACCTAGACCTTTAAATCACAGGAAGAAATTACCTCCAAAGTCTAGCTATCGCTAAACACCACACATACCATCATCACAGATAGTGTTGAACCCATCAAACATATCCTGTTGTTTTTCAGCAATTTCTGTAATTTTTTCTAATGGTTCGCAACTAGAATGTAAGAAATATTGATTTTGATAATTTTCTGAATCTTTATAATTATCTATGTTTCTTATTTGTTTGTCTATTTCTACTGCTTTTAAAAAAGTTTCCTCATCTTCTTTTTTTATTCTTAACCAATCAGGTGTTTTATGAAATGGACAAAAATAACAAGCTGATCTTGGAGGTCTTGGATAATTATTATCTTTCATCCACACAATACAATCTTGCCTTGACATACCAAAATCATTAATTAATGGATATTGATTATCTATGTAACGAAGTTTATTTATTCTCATTCTTCGCATTTCATCAGTAGAAATACCAAGTAGTTGCTCAACTTTTACTGTATTTAAATTTACTCTTTCACCTTTTTTATATCCTAAAAGTTGTCTAATTTTTATTTCTATTGGTTTAATTTTATAATCAGAAGTGCATTGTCTTTTCATCATACCTTTCTCATTGCTTTTTATGTTTTTATTAAAAAATGGAATTGTATATTTTTCATACTTACCTTGACTTGCATCTAAAACATCTTGTTCTAAATTTCTCCAAGTAACTATATGCACAGGATAATTTACTGTTTTTTTTATAAACTTTAACCATTCATAAACTTTGGGTGGTTCAGCTTGAGTATCAGCAAAGATAGCACAATCAACCATAGGTATTTCACCTTTATGTATCATTAATGCTAATGTACTTGATTGAACTCCTGCTCCTAGTGATAATACTCTTAATGTTTTCATTTTAATTATCGCTAACACCCATATAATAACTGCAAAAACTATTAACTTTACAATAGTTGGCACATCTAACATCTTGCCCTAATCTATGGACAATAGAGCAACCTTTATTTTCAACCATATTATGATCTTTTAAATACTGTTGTGCTTGTTCTTTGTTAGGCAGAAGTCTTAATGCAGATTTTCTTCCGTCTTTCATAACAGCAAAAACATCTTCTTTTCTCCATCTTTCTTTAGGTGTGCACAATGGAAGTTTATCTAAAGTTTCAGATTCTTGATGTAATTTTATACGCTCTCTAATAAAATCTTCTTGCTCTTGATCTGTCCATTTTCTAATTGGTATAATCATAGCTTGTTGTTTTGGATAATTATCATCTCTTTCAGCTTTATTAATTGACCAATCACGAAGTATAGCCACTATTGATAAACTTTTTACATCTATCAATTCTTCTTTTTCTTTATTTTTTTTACATAAAAAGTCAAGAACATTTAGTTGTTGTTCCCATTCATCTTTTCCTTTTGCCATTGCGTCTAACGCTGACCATGCGGAAGTCACTTTAAAATCCATTAATTTTCCGTCTTTATCTAAATAATCAAATTGTCCAGATAAAGTCCAACTATTTGTAATACCATCATCTTTGTAAAATAATCTTTTTTCAACAGTTTCACCTTTTCTTGCAGATCTTTCTATAATGTGATGAACGGATTGACCAAGTAATGACCAGATTCTATCTGCAACATCTTCTTCTAACAAATCCCAATTTCTTTTTTCTAAAATTCTTATTCGTGGTGGTGCTATTAATCGTGTAGTAGAAATATCAGAACCAGATGAATCGTATGGATCATTTTCTACTGCCCTTTTAATAGCATTAGGAAGATTATTGTGATTTGTTATCTTCATTTATTCCCCCCAAACCTTATAATATTTTCTATAATCATCTGGCACAAATATTTCATTTCCTTTATGGTCTTTAATTATTTTTCCCAAATGATCTACTATACACCCTTTTTTATTTATATATTCAATCATCATTAAAATGGTACTTGTTCTTCTTTATCTGCGTTTGGTGAATCAGAACTTACCACACCTAATTCTTTAGATTCTAAAATTTTATTTCTAAACCATTCATCTAATTTATTAAATGTTTCTTTATCACCTTTTTGATACTCCTCAATATTAAATTTTATTGATGTATGATATTGTTCTGCAATATCCTCATTACATGGCATAACACTAGAAATTTTTTGTTTACCATTATCTTTTTCCATAATGTTAATTGTTGCTTTTCTTCCTAACAACTCGCCAAAATTAAAATTCTTTTTCTCTAATGGTGTTAATGGTTTGCCATTCCAAGAAGTTAAATCGATAGATAAAGTTGATTTTTCGTGGAAATTAGCATTATAAAATTTTCCAATAGTTAAAGGATTGCTGTCCTTATCTAACGCTGTTGGCACTTCAAATTGAACAAACACTTGATGTTTATATGAAGTTTCACCTTGCCATGTTTGTTCTTGTGTTCCTAAATCTATAACACCAACACACCTTGCTTTATTTAATCCTAATGGAATTGTAGGGTAATCCCCTCCGCCTGTACTCGTAATTGATAATGACATATTTTGTTTTCTCCGTTATATTGTTTTACTAAAGTTAAGTTATAGCAATTAATAAAAATAGTGTCAACCATATATTGACATTTGTTAATTTTTTTTTTATATATATATAATGAGTAATTACGAATTAGCAATACAACGAAAAAAAGAGATCGTTTCAAAGTATGGTGGAAAGAATTTATCTGAAAAGTTAAACATCTCACACCCTGCTGTTTCTAAATGGGAAGTAATCCCACAATTAAGAGCATACCAGATAGCAACTTTTGGCGATTTTGAATTAAAATATATTAGACCAGATTTAAAGTTTTAAAACCTTTTATAAGAGCTGTAGGAAAGCAATTAATTGTCTTGATGACTCTTACTATTCAAAAGGTTAAGAACTTCCTCTAGGAGCTTTATTTGGCTACCAAATCGCATTTCAAATTTTTTAGGAGAATAATGATAGCTTTCGTTAGAATTTCTATGATGATTAGTACATAATGGCAAGGTTAGGAAGTGAGATGACCTTTTTCCCATACCTGTTTTATTTCTTATGTGATGAATTTCAGCAGGAGAATCATAAATTCCTAATTTACGACAAGCGATACAACCCAACTCAAC